GTTCTCCACTGGCTGGCCCGTCAAGGCCCATTGGTAGGTGGCCTTGAGCCGCTTGATCTTCTTGGACCGCTGCGGCTTGAAGTTCTTGAACCACGTCGCCTCGTCGGCCACGATGAAGTCCCTAGGCAGCCGGGAGACTATCTCCCAGTCGTTGACCATCTGCTCGGGGTTGATGATGCAGTACTCACCCTCGCCGCGCTTGTACCGCTGGTACTGGGCCTCGCGCTGAGGGGCTGTGCCGTTGACCACGATCACGTTGGCGTCGGGGGCGAAGTCCTCGATCAACCTTTTCCACTGCAACTTGATGGAGGCAGGGCAGATGATCAGCCCCCCGCCCACCTGGCCGTCCTCGATCAGCTTTTCTACCGCGGCGATAGTGATAACTGTCTTGCCCAGGCCCATCTCGTAGGCCACCAGGAGGTGTTGCATGTCGATCATGGCGTCGACCGCTTCTTCCTGGAAGGGGTACAACGACCCCTTGAAGGTCATGCCCCGAACTCCTCTACCAGCACCGCCAGCACGTCATTCATGGCGTCGAGCCAACCCTGCTGATATTCATCGCTGACATGTCCCTGGTGCTTCTCGGCCTCCCGAACTTGTCTGGCGAGCCATTTCTGAAAGGCAGCCAGGTCACGATCAAAGGTCACCAGAACACCGCCGGGATGAGGGTGCCTTTAAACATCGCCCTTCAGTTCCTCTATCCGGTCCACTACCTTCTGGCGTTCTACCTGCGCCTGCTCACGCAGATACAGGAACAACTCCTCCATAGTGAAGTGGCGGATGGTGCCGTCCTCCAGGTGGGCGTCCACACAAGTGATCCTCACCAGAACACCGCCGGCACCGCGTACTCCAGGCCCTTGCGGACCTCGGCCGGTGATAGCTCGCCGGGATCCTTGCCACTCAGGCCCTGGTAGTTGAACACGGTCATGGGGATGCGATGGTGCCACTTCTCCTTGAGGAGCCGGCGCATCTCGGCCCGCCCGGCGCGGTCGTCGTCCAGGGCCAGGGTCAGGCGGTCACACCGTTCCACCAGGAGCTTCATCTGCATGTCGGACACCTGGCAGCCGAAGGCAGCCACGGCGGGGATGCCCAGGGTGTCCAAGTAAGCCACGTCCAATGGACTCTCCACCAGGAGGGGCCGGTTCCAGACGAGCACGTCAAGGCCGAACAAGGTGCGGCCCTTCTTGATGCCAGGGGGATGGTTGCGGATGTCGACCCCTTTGGTCTGCCAGCCCCACTTCTCACCACCTGGGGAGAAGATGGGGATAACCCAGGCAGCCTCCTCGTAGTCCCACCGAAGCTGGAATCGGTCGCAGACCTGGGGGGTCAGGTGCCGGCGGGCCAGGGCACGGGGCGGGGGTGGCCCGAACTCCTCCAGCCGACTCTCCACCGCCATGCCGATGGGTGGCTCCCAGGGGGCCTCATCATCGGAGAGATCAACATCGAACTGGCGGATCATCTTCCTGGCGTCCCACAGGCTCACGCCGGCTACGTCGATGATGAGCCTGGTCAGGGAGCCTGAGTACTCGCAAGAGAAGCAGTGCATGGCCCCTGAGTGCCGGTTGATCGACCAATGGTCTGGCCGGCGCTCTCGCTCCCCCGTCCTCTTCTCGTGCATGGGGCAGCGCGCCTGCACCTCGACGCCCAGGGACCGGATGTCCTCGATCCCGATGTGCTCCAGCAGATCCTCAATCACGGCTGGTCATGTCGTCGTCGTCTTTGTACTCGATCTCTTCGGTCTCCATGATGGAGCCGTGGTCAAGATCCACCAGGAGCATGACATCGTGGATGGGGCAGTTCCTGGAGGCGATGATCCGTAGCTTCAGGTCGTTGGGCTTGGCCTCCCCCTCCTCTTTCACCTCCTCCACTCCAAAAATAACATCGCTGTCCTGGGCGAAGCTGGAGGAATATCCTATGGAGTCGAGGGACAGCACGCCACGTTTTGCTTTCCAGGACAAGGCTTGCGTGGTTTGCACGATGGGGATCTCAGCCCGATCTGCCAGTTGCTTGAGAGAGCGGGTGATCGAGGTGAGGGCCTGGGGGCTGCCCTGGGGCACGTCCTGCTCGCTCTCCATCATGTAGGTGCCATCGATGAACACGACCTGGGGCTGGTGTACCGCGATCCTGGCGGCGATGGCCGACACGGTGGTGGTGCGGCCTGGGTCATGCACGAAGATCATGGGCTGCATGCCCTCCACGCCGTGCATCATCCGGCTCAGCTTCTTCCACTCCCAGTCCTCCATGGCACTCGGGTGCTGGAGGTGGGTCAGGCTGATGCCGGCGCGGAGGGCGTTGTACCGGGTGATCTGCTCCTGGTTGGTCATCTCAAAGCTGATGAACATGGTCTTGGCCCCTGCGGTGTGGGAGGCGATGTTCATCATCATGAGCAGCATGGACTTCTTCACCTTCTGGAGGCCCACCAGGGTCACTAGTTGACCCGCCTGGAGGCCCCAGGTGGCCCGGTCCATGGACGGGAACCCGGTGGGCCAGCCGGCGATGCCGGGGTTGGCTGCCAGAGAGCGGAACATCGCCATCTGCTCCTCCATGGTGTCAATGGCGTCTTGATCCAGTAGCTCGGTGACCTCCTGGTGGAGGCCCTCCAGGCCCGACGCCAGGAGCTTTACCGCGATGTCGGTCTCTTGGTTCTTGTACGGCTCGTTGACGCTATCGAGTATGTCACTGAGCAGGGCATAACGGCGCTGGTCGCGTAGCTGATCGATGTAGTAAGCCAGCGGCTCAGGGGTCTCGATCAGGGTGTTGCCGTACTCGTGCTGGAAGGCGTCCTCACTGGGGGATGAGCCGTAGCGGTTCCAGTGCTCCCGCATCCAGTCGAAGACGGCGGCGTTCTCGGGGTCCAAGAAGAAGGTGGTAGTGATGCCGGCGTGAGCCAGGGCATCAAAGTTACGGTCCTGGATGGTGCGGCATATAGCCTGCCACTCGATGTCAGGCATCAGGACACTGTAAGAGGAGTGTCAGGCCCGCAGAAGAACCCGTGAGGCCCGTAGGCGAACCGCTGTTCCTCCAGGCCGTAGTACACGCGTTGGACATCGGGCATGTAGCTCAGCGCCCTCCCCAGGCTCTGAGGGGTGTCGTAGGTGACGTAGCGCACCGGCCAGTTCTCCTGGGTGACCTTCTCCGACAGGGCCTTGGTGAAGGCGGGACCGCGGGTGGTGACCACGAGGTCGATGCGCCAGGGGGTGCGTTGGTTGAGTGACCACATCAGGGCCAGCGCCCGGTCTTGCACCTTCCAGTAGTCGACGGCTCGTCGGAACTGGCCGGTAGTGGTTGCCAGTCGCTCCAGGCCCCTGACCAGTCGGTGGTCTGGGAGGACCGCCACCAGGCCCTCCCAGACGAAGAAGACTCGGCCCTCTGCGTCAGTCCCGATCTGACCACGACGCATCGGCGTTCCTCACCCTGTAGTCCTCGCCATCCACGAGCACGACGATGCTGGATCCCTGGAGATGGCTGGACATCCCTTCGCCGTAGCGTTCATCCAGTTCATCAAGCGTCAGATTGGTGGTGATCAGAGTGGGTGTGCCGCGGTTATAGCGGTAGCGCATCAGGTCGAAGACGCGCTCGCCTGACCAACCTGACCCTGACCTATGTTCGCGGCCCAAATCATCCAGGAGCAGGAAGTGACACCGCTTGATGTAGCGAAGCTGATCGTTGATGTACTCGATCCGGTCCGCATCCTGGACGCGGAACATCTCCAGGTACAGGTCGATGTAGGTGGCTAGTTCAATGCACTCGATCTTGTGCTCAGTGTCCCTGGCCGCGGTTAGTACACAGCACGCCAGGTGGGTCTTACCGGTCCCGTTCTGGCCCATGAAGGTGATGCCCTTGCCAATGGCTCTCGCCAGGGCGATCCTGCCGATATAGCCCTCGACAGTATTCACTGCCTCCTTCAGGATTGGTGTACTGGCCTCAAACTGCTCCAGGGTCTTGCTGCGATAGTGCGGGAATACGTCGTTCATAGTTCCTCTCCCAGGAAGTTCCGGTTACAGGTACGGCAGTGGTAGCGTTGACGGTCAGGGAGCACGAGGTTCACCTGGCGTCCGTTGCGGGAGACACTATCTCGTTGCCCACAGAGGGGGCAGGGTGGCATCTCAGCTTTGGCCGCGGCTCGTTTGCGCTCGCCGGCCTGGTATTGCTCCCGTAGCTTGCGGGTTGCGATGCGCTCCTGGAGGTGCCGGCGGGTCCACTCCTGCCGCCAGTCGTAGTACACCTCCTTCCCTTCATGGATGCGCCGTCTGACCTCTTCGGTCATGCCGGCGAAAATCCCATAGGGGAAGTCCTGGTAGTTCGCCAGGGTCCAGCGGGTGCAGTCTCTGAACACCGGGCAGCGGACGCAGATGGCCTGGCAGGCAGCCAGGGCCTCGATGCTGGTGTCGAAGTACAACTCGTTGACACGACCGGTAGGGGTCAGGCAGCCTCGCCTGGG